CAGTTATTATATTTCCACTAGAATCTTCTAAAGTTAAAATGACTTCTTGATTTAATCTAAGTTTTCCTATACTTTTAACATAATTATTTTTATTTCCTTTTATTCTTATAACAATAGGAATTTTTGTATTTAAAAACTTTTCATATTCAATATTAAATGAAGTTAAAACATTCCCATATGTATCTGTTTCTATACCATTTGAAGTTATTCTAGCAGACAATCCTTCAAAAGCAGATAAAAGTTTATTAAATCCTGATTCTCCAGACATCGTATTTATAACTTGATATTTTTGTTCTGGAAAATTTATAAAATAACTATCATTATCTTTAAAGTTTGACGTATCAAACTTAAATGTTATTATTGCCGAAGATGAAAATTCGATAGCCATATTATATTCTTTTAGATATTGGTAAGTCGTCGATGTAATAAACTACTTTTTGTCCAGATGTTCCAACAAAATATGAACCGATATCAGTTTTTTTACAAAATTCTATTTTTCCTAAATTATTTTTAACATATAATTCAACATTTGATGTCTTAACGGAATTTACTGGTATCATTTGATACATTCCCAAATCAGAATCAAATTCTTGCGATAAAAATCTAGATGTAGCTTTTAAATGAATCCATTTTTGATTTTGATACGTATCTGCATCAAGATATGGAGCATTGTTTCCACTAACATTTAATAATATAGTATATCCTCCATTAGCAGATACACTTTCATAACTTTGCCAACTATTAAATCTTGATATTAAAAATTCATTTGGAACTCCTTCTTCTAATTTTCCCGGAGTTATTGCTGAAATAGATAAATTATCAGTTAAGAAATTTTTAACATATATAGATTGAGAAAAAGATGATTCAAATGCAGAACCAGATACTCCTAAAACTTGACATGTTACATTATACCAACCCGGCATGGTATAATAATGAACTGGTTCTAATTCTTCAGATATATTTCCATCACCAAAAATCCAATATATTTTTTGATTTGAATATTTACTAGTGAATCCATCATCAAATTTTGGTTTAAATGTAAATGGAGTAATTGGAAGAGCATAACCACTAGTAACTGGAGAACCAGTATAATCTAAAGTTTCAAAATATATATATTTCTTTAGAGGATGCATTATATTACTTCAATTCTATTCAATAATTTACTAATTTCATAATAAAATGGAAACTCATAAAATTCTAAACTCATATTTTGAGACACCACTTTAACATTTACATTTATATAAAAAGGATTACAATATATAAAGTTTATTTTTGGTACTTTATATTCGCTATTGTTACTTTTTCTAACAGTTTCTATATTTTTAACACCTCTTATAGATAAAATATCATAACTTAGTTGAGTAAAATCTAAAACACCACCTAATTTATTATTATCTTGCGAGAAAAAATTCTTAATCAAAGCAAACGCTTCATTTTTTATTTGATCTTTAGATATTATTTCATAATTAGTTCTATATATTCTCAAAAATGTTTCTTTTCTAATATCAAAATTCAAATCTTCATTTGATAATTGTAAACCAATATCAAATCCAAAATAAATTGGGTCGGCAATAACAACATTTTGATTCACCGCTTTAAATGGTTCTAATTTATTAACTATAGATTGTTTTTGGGCAGAAAATAATTCAATAGGAGTAGTTTCATTTCTAATCGCACCCAATCTTGGAACTCCAAAAATATAAACATTGTTAAAATCGCAAGTATCCGAAAAAGAAACTTGATTTAATAAAACTCTAGTATCATAATTTGGTCTTTCTAGACCGACATTATAAAAATATGCCAAATATTTTGTAGTATATTCTTTATTTGAACATACTGAACTGCTTGCTAAAATGTCTGAAAAAGTTTTATCAATAAATGCTTGATAATCTGATGATGTAATCACCCTATTTTGTGAAGCAAACAATGCTGGAGCATTGTTTCTTATATCTGTTACGGATTGTGCTGGTGTAACTGGTATTGATGGATAAGCATTTGTAATATCTAAGTAAAATAAGTTCGATGGATTCATGTAATCATCTCTAGTTTTTACAGAATTAAATATTACATCAAATGTAGGAGTAGTATAATCGAATAATTTATTTTTATTCATTACGCCTGAACCAATCTCTCCTCTATTTCCATCACTTTCCAAATAAAAAACTATAACAGTATCACCCGCTTCTAATGCTTTTCCATAAACATCATTGCCAAATTTTATTTCATAAAAACCATTTTCATTTAATCGTTTTTCAAAAACTTCAGTAAAACTTTTACTCAAAAATAAACTCGAAATCTCTTTCCATTGTATCCAATTTGTTTGATTTGCTCTTTTAACATATACATCTATGTTATTCCCATCTATAAATTTATATGGAGTATCTACATAAGATATATTTAAAGTAAATTGTTCAAACTTTTCACCAAGAGCAACATATGGAGGATATGATTTAAATGATCCTTGATATAACACATTGGATTCACCAATAGAATCTATATATTCATATGAATTATCTTGTAATTTTTGAAAGGTTACATCGTTTGAAAAACTATAATTATAATTATCTACAGAAACATAAGAATATCTTTTAATTGTATATGTATTTTTTGGTAATTTACCATCAGCAGATACAGTCACATTCAAAGTAGATGTATTCATTCCATTTGGCTTGTATCCAATTAAAGAAACAAGCTTATTCATGTTTTCATATAGCTCTGTTTGAGTGAAAGTTGCTTCAGAAGAAGTTTGATTTAAATAAAATAACAATACATGATAAGAATATGCTAGAATATCAATAATTCCAGACATATTACTAGCTTCTAAATCAGCATTTTGGAACAAACCACTATCTTTTAATCTATTAATTAATAATTGCTTCATGCTTAATGCATCAAAAGCTGCATAAGCATTTCTAGGAAGATTAAATTCTGTATAATTAGATAAACTCATATTATGTATTGATTACAACATAGCCATTACTATTTAAATTTCCTAGTAAAGATACGTCATTTATATTTAGAGATGGAACATCAAACAATATATCTATTTCTATCTCATTTTGATCCTCATATAAAGTAATATTAACGCTTTTTAATGATATTCTAGGCTCATACTTATCAATAGCAACATAAATATCATTTCTAATTTGGTTTCCTACCTCCTCTGTTGCTGGCATAAAAACATATCTTCGAAGATCAATCCCAAAATTTGGTTCTAAAATCTTATCTAGTGGTGATGTTGTTAATAAATTAATCAAAGCATTCTTAATTGCTGCTATATCATAATCAATTTCAATATCTTTTATTCTAGTTTGAGATAAAGCATAAGGAGAATTCTTATAAGATACACTCATATCTAAGTGTATATCGGTATATTTATAATTTTTCTCCTTAATTGGTCTCTCAGGCAGACCTGTTATTAAAACATTACCCATATAATTATTTAGAAACCAAGCTAAATAATGGTATGATTAAGAAAAAATTTGATTCTTTACTTGAGACTGCATCTTCTCGCTTAAGTCGAGGTGGATTTTTAGCTGGAGACTTCGTAGTTATTAAAAAAGGACTAGAAAGTATCAAAGATTTTAAAGAATATGTCAGTAATGACCAAAGCTTAAAGGATCAAATCAAAGATTGGATGAGTAGCGATTGCTATATCCGTGTAAAAAGTGTAGATGACCTATTTCCAATCAAATCAGCAGGATTTTCTCAGAATTCAAATGGATTATTTACCGTAAAATTGGCAAAAGATTACGGTGGAGGCAGATTAAGCCAAGAAGAAATAACTTTTCCAATCTCTTTCATCGAAAAAGACCCAAGAGTTACTGATAATAATTACTATCCAGCATGGCTAAAGTCAGCCACAATCGATTCTAAGATACAATTAAAGCCAGTTGAAGTTAAATTTGATGGTGCTAACAACACTGGCTTCAAAAATGGAGATTATTCATTGCCAAGTTAGAACAATTTCATTAAATTAAGCATACAAGCATAACAGTTTATCTCTTGGTCAACTACAAATGATTGTCTATAGATATATTCTGATAATATAAGTATCATTTCTTGCTTTTTCTGAGCATCAATATCTAAATTATATACTGTATTCAGTATATTTTTAAGTAAAATGCTATAATCTGTATTGAAAGTATGCTCTTTAGAGATAATAAATGACCTAATTTCATTAACTTTCTTGTTTTTTAGCAGTTCTAAGATGTTAATTACTATAGATTTATCGAATCTATCGCCTTTATAGACAAATTTACCATCAATTACGTTGAATTGTACTTCATTAATGGCTTTTCTTAGGTCTGGATAGTTATCTTTTACTATATTAATGATATTTCTAGCTTCTTCATTACCAATTTTGACATTTTCAGCCTTAAGAATCTTAATAATATGCTTAACAGCAGCATTTAATGGATAATTAAAGTCCAAAGTCTGGCATCTAGACTGAATTGCAGGTATAATCTTGTGTTTATAGTTAGCAGTAAGGATAAAACGAGTATTAGATGCGTATTCTTCCATCACATTTCTTAATGCACGCATCCCTTCAATACTAATTCCATCTGCTTCATCGCAAATAATGACCTTAAACTTGCCATTTGATGATTTAGTCATGGCAAATGATATGACTTTCGACCTAATTGTATCAATACCAGACTCATCTGAGGCATTAATATACAAATAATCGCAGTCTAATATCTGATTTACTATGATTTTAGCTGTAGAAGTCTTACCTGTACCACAGGAAGACACAAATAATAAGTGTGGTATATCCTTTTTAGCTTCAAATTCACTCAGTTTCTTGAAAGTTTCTTCATTTAAGATGAGTTCATTGATGTTTTTTGGTCTATATTTCTCACACCATAGTGAATTAAATGCATTCATAATCAAAATCCAGAGGAACCAAACCCTTTATCACCCCTTGATGTCTCTTCCTTAATATCAGACCATGAAATCTCCGCACTTTCAAGTTTATAAACAACCAATTGTGCAATTCTATCAAATTTATTCACTCTATATGCAATATCAGTATTATTAATTAGCGCAATTCCTAATTCTCCTCGATATGAATTGTCAATAATACCATTAAATGCTGTAATACCCTTCTTAAAGAACAATCCTGACCTAGATTCAACCCTAATCCAGTAATTTGGAGTAATGTGGGCAATTTCAAGTCCAATATTTACCTTTTTTGTTGAATGTGCCTCCACAATTGTATCTATAACAGAATAAACATCATATCCAGAGTCGCCACAAGTAACATGTTTAGTGTTTTGTGTTGGTAAAATAGCTTCAGGATGAGCTTTTATGAACTTAATTTCTACAGACATACTAGTATGATACCAAAAAATCAATTGATGGCAACATTTTTCTCACTAAATAAAGGAATGAGTGATGATCAAACACATAAAGATCAAGAAATGAACGTAGATACGCTTTTAGACCAGTTAAAAACCATTCCAATGCTTGGAAAAAAAATAGAAGAACAAACAGATGAGGTTACAAAAGATAATTTAGAAGAATTTGTGGTAAAATATGCTGGTAGACTGATTAAAAATGCCTCAGAATCAGTAGATTATGTTAAAGATATTGTCCAATCTGCTCCTACGCCTGATGATGTTCTAGCTCTAGCTGAATTAGTTAAGTCAACTTCAAGTGCATTAGACATTTTGAACAAAATTATTATCAACGATAAGAAGATTGATGCTTCAATTAAGATAAAAAATATAGACGTAGAGAGCAGAAAGGAAGAATTAGATACCAAAGTCAATGCAGCATTAACAATTACTAGAGACGAGATGCTTAAAAAGCTACTCGCTGACTCTAAAGTAATTGATGCTACTATAGTTGAGGATGATAAACCGATAATTTAACATCCTCTATTATTAATATAATTCTGATTAACTGGATCTCCCGCATTCCATTTAACATACTTAATATATTCAGAGTCCATTTTATCATAATATGACTTAAAATGACCCTTAGGATTGTTTGCAAATTTTTTAACCCTTTCCCAATCGCTTTTATTTAAAAACATTGGAGC